GTGGCGGCAGTGGCCCACGTCCCAAGTGTCCAGGTTGCTTTGGCACGCCAGGAGGCTGTGGTCGCCAAGGAGATTGCTAGCCAGCCTCTTCCCCAGGAGGTGAAGGAGCGTCTTGTGCAGGAGGCCCGTGCCGAGCTTGTCAAGGAGCGTGGTACGCGTGGCGAGGAGGCCATTCTGAATACCCATGAGGTGGAGCGGGGAACTCGAATCCAGGATCGGAATACCCGGGGCCTCCGGATCGACTATGAATCGTTTGCGATTGTGGGTCGAATTGATGGATACGATGAGGAGAATCAGCTTGTCGTGGAGGTGAAGAACCGGGAGTCGGCAAAGGTGTGGAATGGTGGAACGCCCGAGTATGATATCATTCAGCTGCGCGTGTACATGCGGGCACTTCACTGTGATGGCGAGCTCGTGGAGCACTACAAGAAGACCGGTGAGACGCGCCGTACGATGTTTTCGGACAATGATGAAGAGTGGAATGAGATTGAGGAGGCGCTGATGTATGCCGTGGAGGAGCTGCAGGAGCTTTCCAATCAGCCGTCAAGGTTACAGAGAATTCTCGAAGACAGTACAAGGTAATGGAGGTTTCTCTCGAGCCTTTTTCTGATCCGTCGGAAGGAAGCACATATGAAACGCGCATTCTTTACACGGGTCTGGGTCGCGTGAACCTCCATACACGAATGCTTCAGTACATGCAGCCCCTTTCGAATGGATGTGTGTACTTTCGCGAAACACCCATGCCCGACGGCATTGTGTCGCGCATCTATCATACCGAATACGCTCGAGTCACGGAATACACAAAGCCACGTAGGTGGAAGGAAGTTGTAGGCGATAAGGTGTTTCATTTTACAGTTTGCGGTTCCCTGACACCGAAACAAACGTAGCTTCCCAACAAATGCACGTGTTCGACGCGCTCTCTCTCGTCGTGACCACACTCTTTGTTCTTGTCGCGATTCACGTGAGCGTGTACTTTGTTGTGCGGTGGATGTACCCGGCTGCCCCGGTTCCCGTCAAGGTTGAAGCACCGCCTCCCCCGCTCCCTCCCACGGTGATTGTGCCACCGCCCGCACCGCCCAAGGAGACTTTCGCAGAGCCGGCGCAAACAGTCAATGTACCAACGTATGAGAAGCAAGTTCGCATGGAAGGCGTTGTCGAAGACGGGGCCACTGACCTTTCAGCCCTCACTGCGCGTCCCGCAGCCTAGTGGCGTCCCCGGGTGGCTGCTCTTGAGTCATGACGAAGAACGTGCACGCGCCCTCTTTGTCGATGCAAAGGGGAAGCAGGAAGAGCTTGCCTTGTGCATAGATGAGCGGATGTGTTGCGATACGATTTTCCGCGTCGTCAAGGTATCGCCCCATGTATTTGCAGTGCAGGATGTCTGGGTTTTAAATGGAGACCACGTGCATCCGCGTTCAACCTATCCCCAGCGATCCGAATGGATCCGGGAGCTCCTCGGCTTGTTCCACTCTCCCGACCTGGTTGCCCTTGTCCCCTTATCTGAACTTCCGGTAGGAACGATTATTCGAGGCACCGAGGCATATGACGATATTCCCGGGTCACTCGGTGTATTTCTTCCTGACAAGGAGTAAATGGTCTGCACAGGAGGTAAACGTCGTAAGACTCGGACTCGCAAGATGCGCGGTGGAAACTTTCCCAGCTTCGGTGGTACGATTGGAACTGCGGGCCCGGTGTATGGATCTGCAAACGTGAGTGGAGGCGAGGCGAAGGTTGACACAATGGAATCTGTGACTGGGGGTCGTCGTCGCCGGAGCCGCGGTCGCCGTAGCCGCCGGACCCGCCGGCGCACCATGCGTGGTGGCGCCTTGCAGAGTGCGAATTCTGCTGGAGGATACACCGGCTCTGGTGTGGGTGGACTGATTGATCTTACACCGTACGCCCCGAACCAGGGTGGGATCCGGGTTGCGTCCGCGTAACTGCATCCGCCCAAACGTAGGGCAAGTAGTTAGGATCATTTGTCACGATGAACGGCCCCCCTACAACAGCGGTACGAAGACGCATCCGCTGCATTTCAAACTCTAACGACATGTATTCATTGTAACGCTTCCACAAATCATATGCTGTCATGGTCGACGATATGACAAAGAGCGCATCACCTACACCTACAAACCACATGAAAAAAGCGATCATTGGCATGACAATCATGTCGCTGATTTGTTTTAGGTTGGACACGGACCGACTTGGATGGAAGAAGGTACGGAGTTGGATGTACCGTTCAGCCTTGTTGAATGCGTCAGCGAGCGGCATTGAGAGCACGGATCCTTACACCTTCTGCAGGAAAGTCGTGCTCGATGAACGTGCGCGGGTCAATGTACGCCACCTTAAAATCCGAATTCGGAAAGAAGGTCTCAAGAAGGTCAAGTGTGATGAGATTGTCGGCAACCATGTAGCGAGACAGTGCCTCGGTGAGATCGACCTTTGACTTGGTGTCGCCGATCCAGATCCACGGAACCACAACGGGTACCCACGGATCGCCGTTGTAGTCGACGATTCGCTCACCGGTATTGAGAATGCGACGACGAATGTGGTGTCCGCGCGTCCACTCCTCGACAAAGATGGCATCTTCCGGAACGTAGGCATCAAGATCCGGATCATAGTCCTCGAGTACTGAAATGAAGAACTTCCTGTGGGAGTCATTGGTCATGGACTGGAACATGGTCTCAAAGGTGCGCTGGAACCAGACGAAGATGCGGAAGAGACATGCGAGAAACATTTTGGCTTGAACGCAGTTACGGAGGGGTTACGGACTTTCCGTTTTTAAGAAGCTCCAGATCAGCCTTTGCCGCGTCCGACAGGGTACATCCATATGGAGTCATGTCTTGATTAATGGATGCAAGGTATCCGCGAATATTTGCCCATGGAGACTCTTCGTATGACCGAGGAATGATTTCCGGAGAGTGCTGGGAACACGGTGTCCATCCAAAGTTGAGTCCATCGGATTCCATCAAGGCCCAAATATTGACCTCCCATGTAAACTTTGGAAGTTCACGCAAGACAATTGCCTTGTACTGTTTCCAAAACGGTTCCACGAAATCCTTGTGCATCAAAATGAACCCACCACAAAAGCGCCAATGCACGCCTTTCCACACATTTCCATCATCAAGGATCCATGCCCAGCAACCCGGTGTCACGATGCGCGGTTCAAGAGGAGGCATCATGGAATAAAGACGATCGATTGCCGGTTGGTCAAGGACACGGACAATTCCAAAATCAATCCAAGCATACCAATCGGTCGCATACACATTCATGTTTCGTGCGCGCATTAACCATTCTGCCTTGGTGTGCTGGATCTTCATGTACCCAAATGTATCCTTCGGAGCTCGCTCATCTGTAATGTCATAGGTCCCAGACGCGGGTGCAATCGAGTCAATCCACGTGTCAGCCAAGGATGCCTTGACGACATGCACATTTGCCGGAAATGTCCAGTGTGTAATCGTGTCGTCAAGAAACAAGACGATTGGAATCCCGGTATTTGCAATCTTTTCAAACTGTGTTCGGTAATGATCGAGCGATCCAATCACTGGACGGTCGGGGGGAATCAAAAAAGTAGTCACGTACGTAATCTTGTAATCGTAATTCATGTGACGGAGAGCAATGTCCGAATACCCGGGACGCTGACGAGCCATACGGGGCGAAGTGTAATACCAGTTTCCTACAGGCTGGAGAGGCTTCCAATATTGATCGAGGATATAGTTCCAGTGCTGCTCGGGGTACTGCTCATACAGGGCGAGTCCTTCATCCCAACGGGCAATAAGAGTGTCGTAATACCTTTGTGAAACAATATACCCGGGAGTAGATTGCGACTCAAGCACTTTTCCAAAACGACCAGAAGGAGGTTCTGAACGAAGTAGATTGTAGGCCAGAAGGACGACATCGTAATTGTCCGGGAGGGCACCAAGGTACTCTGCAACTTCGTTTTTCGAAACACAGAATTGGAAGTCGTCCTCAAGAACCATTACGGCTGGAAGTCCTCGATCGCGCGCCATCTTCAACACGGAAAGGTGAGAGTGACTGCAACCAAGCCCCCCGGGGACACGTTCAATTGCAGAAAATCGATGTACAGGAATTCCAAGGTCGACAAGTTCAGATTCAATTTCGAGGCGCCGGTCAGTACGGCGATCGAGATTAATGTAATAACACTCCATTATGGTTTTCACTAGAAACCGTTACCTAAAGTTACACGAAGAACAAGTAAATGCTCCAGACCATTGTGATTGAACTCCGTGGTGGACTAGGGAACCAACTTTTTCAACTTGCAGCGGGTGAATATTTAGCATTAACTCTCAACCGGATCCTCATTCTTGAAACCAATCCTTCACCGCATTCGTCTGTACCGTATCTCGACACCTTGCTGAAACGTTGGAGCCATTGTCACCGCCCCCATCACGATGCAACCATTGTCGAGGAAACAACACTTGCGTTTCAAGATTGGAGTCGTCTTACCGAGTACACTCATGCCAAGGCGCTCGGGTACTTTCAAGATTGGAGATATGTGCACACGTCTTTCCTCTACAATCTGAATAGGAGCTTTTCTCGTCAAGTTCTCTCCAAGTACCCGGAGATCAATCAGACTGTGTTTATTCACATTCGTGGAGGGGACTACAAGGGCCATGTTCTTCACGGCGTGGACCTGACACAGTATTATGCAAATGCAATGACCCTCTTCCCTGAAGGCACAGTGTATTCGATTTTTACCAATGATGTGGAGTATGCAAAAAAAATGAATCTACCGGGTTCCATCATTGAAGAGAATGAAGTGGATTCCTTGTTCTTGATGACCCAGTGCAAGGGTGGGATTTGCGCAAACTCGACCTATTCATGGTGGGGTGCCTATCTGAATCCGCATCGTACATTGGTTCTGCCCGACACGTGGTTTGCAATGCCCGGGTTCAATGCCGAAGGGCTATACTTTCCCGGATCCATTAAATGTCCAGTGTCACAGTGACCGGCTTTACAGGTGCCTCGGGAAAAGTCCCGGCCTCACGGTGTTTGACGACCTCATCCCACGTAGCCTGTAGATCGGGCAAGTGTGTAGTCAACCACTGGGGATCCTTGGGCACAAACTCCTTCTTGGTGGAGGCCAGGATCCAGTAGACAAACTGGTAATCGTCTGTGTCTCCCTCGAGACTGCCCTTCCAGTCCTCGAGTGTCTGTGTATCCTCGCGGTAAAAGACCTTGCCGTCGCCGATGGCTGCAAAGACGCCCTTCTTACCCTCGAACGCTGTCCACTCGGCATAGTAGACCTGCTTGAACCGGAACTCCACATACTCGCACTCATCAATTCCCGTGCACTCCATCTGCATCTGCATCTGGTGAATGTAGTGGTTCGGAATCTCCGGCTTGGGATCACGCGAGATCGGGCACTTGAACTCCACCAATCGCCCCCACCGCTTGTCTGTCTTGTCCTCTTCCTTTGGAAAGAGAATACCGTCGGGACTTGCACCGAGAAACAGGTGAACAGGGTGCTGGACGCAAGACACATCGACAATGCGGCATCCCGTTTCATCCTCGTAAATCTTCTTGGCGATCGGCTCGAAGCGCGTGCCCCAAATCAGGGGAGCACACGCACCTGTCCCGGAACTTTCCTTGGGATCCAGTTTGCGCATAATTAGCCGACGACGCGACTCGGACGTGGTCCAGGCGTCCGTGACTTCAGATGCGGTAATCATTTCAGTGCGCTTGGTGTGCCATGCAGCACTACGCTGGTCATTCTGTCCATACATCTCAATCACACGATTCACTGCATGTTCACGCTCCATTGGGTGTGCGTTACAATTGTGATATATTCGTTTCGTTTTCGTAAGCACTTTCACTGCTCAAGAGCAAGAGTGTCATGGAGACTATCCAGAGCAAGGAGCAGTGGGTACTGCACCGTCTTGAAACCTTTTATTCAAATCCGGAAACATTCACGCGTGTCGAGGAAATTCTGACGGGAAAGTCGCGTTTAAGTCTGCGTCTGCTGGACTGGTTTGCGACGAACTATTCCAAAAAGTACAATGTGTCGTACATGACCAAGTCTGGCCGCCACGTGATCGTGTACCTCGTCTACAAGGCACATCTCAAGGCGTACAATAAGAAGATGTTCGATCCCTTTTGCCGTTGCAAGCGGATCAAGTTCCGGGGACTGGACACGACCGTGGGTCAGCTCAACTTCTTTGAGTGGGTTATCCAGGACGAGGTGCTCGAGTATCTGGACGAGCATTACGATGAGATCCATCGCGACATGGAGGAGTTTTCCCAGGTTATGATCCAACCCGATGGTGAGCGTCGGAAGCGCCATGAACTGTCGCGCTCTGCAACCAAGTCTGTCAAGCGTCACGATGTGCGCGTTGTAGTGTCCTTTGATTAATCTACCTACCCAACAATGCTATCGCTGACCGATCCATCAATTGTCTACGAAACGTCCCGTGATGCCACAGAGCACGATATCGATGTCGTGTCGGATTTGTGGACCATGGGAGACCGCAAAGTCTACCGGGGCGCACGCGATCCCCGATACACTCATGCAAACGTGTATTGGTTGTACGACAAGGACCTAGACCGCGTAGGTCTAGCCGAACACAATCTGAACAATGCCGCTGATGTTGCCTTGCACTGGTATTATGACAGCCCATTTGCCACCCTGTTGCAGGAAGAAAAATGGACGGTAGACGATCCGATCTGGTCCTTCATGGCTGAACACACCTATGAGCGTTTCCTCACAGAAGGATGGACAGATCCCAAGAGTTTCTTGGAACAGTGTTTGTCAACCTCGACGCGAGTCGTGACTCCGGACATGTTGGTGGAACTCCCCATTGTGCACGCATGCTCCAAATGCAAAAAGAAGTCTTTGAAGCCGTTTGACTGTGCAGACGTTCATGTACCTCTGGACTTTCCAGTCAAGGAAAAAATTTGGTTTATTGATGATTCATTGAATGTGTCTAGACCTCCTGCTGTGTCAGACGTCTTTAGGCGGTTGCAACAGCTGCGCGCTTCTTCTTCGAAGCCGTCGTCGGGGCCGGAGCCTCGTGGTGGTGAACCTCAACCTCAACCGGAGGTGCAGACGGCGCCTCAACCGTAGGCACCTCGACCTCCTGCTCGTCATCCTCGGCGTCCGGCTCCCGGATGTCCGAGAAGGCCTGCGAAGCCGTCACCTTGTTCGGGGCAAACACCTTGGCGTGCGTGACGCGCCACGTGACACCAAAGCCAGTGCCAGTCACGTAGATGCTCGGCGTGATGACCATGCGCCCCTCGATGCGCTTGGCAAAGACCTGCTCAATGTTCTCGGGAGTCACGGCAATGTCCATGTCGCGTGCATCACACACGCTCATGCTCACCTTGCC